TGCGGTAAAGCCGCAGGATGACGAAGACGAGGAAGAGGCGGTGCTGGCACTTCTGCTGGCGGCATAACCCCCGCCGCAGGTAAGGAGGATCCAACTCATGGCGACGCTGAGCCAGTTCGCGGGCCGGCTGCTTGGTTCGCTGCTCCAGCCTGTGGTCATTGTCGGCAGTGACGGATCGACCATTGCCGATCCTGGCTCGCCGCTTCCGTTGGGCGCAACGCCGATCACGGCAACGTCGGGTGTCGTTGCTGCTGCGGCCGCTGTTGCTACGCTTCCGGGCGTGGCTGGCAAGACGACCTATATCAGTGGCTTTCAGTGTATGGGGCTTGGTGCCACCGCCGGCTCGACAGTTCAGGTTGCCGTGACCGGTCTTATCAGCGGCACGCAGACTTATCTGGTGACCGTACCAGCCGGTGCTACTCTTGCGGCCAGTCCATACCCTCTGTCGGTTGCGTTCGACCCACCGCTGCCGGCGAGCGCGGTCAATACCGCCATCGTCGTCACGATGCCGTCCCTGGGTGCGGGCAACACGGCTGCGGTTGCGAACGCGCAGGGTTTCCAGCTTTAGGGTTGAGTTGTTGATTGCCTGTTTGATCATAAATCGTTGGCCGCTGACGAGATAGCGGCACCCCCCCCGCCTCCCCCGCCTTCGCGAGGGCGGGCTGCGGGGGCAAGCACGTCACCGTCTGACGAGACACGACGGCGTCAAGCCCGGCGTCAGGGCGAGCATCGTAGTCATCACGAAACGATGAATGAGGATGGTCATGACCGTGGCCGGACACCAGAATCTGTTGCCTGACGAAGGCGATGCCGAAATCATCAACGAGCTTGGAATAGCGCTCAATGATGATCCGTCGGTAACGCCGCCGGATGGCGGGAAGACTGAGGCCGAGCAAGATCCGGCTCAAGTCGATCCAGCTGATGCCGGCCAGCCACGTGATGAGCGTGGCCGCTTCGCGCAGAAGACCGAAGCGGAAGTTGCGGCGGACGACCAGGAGCGAGCTCGTGACGCGCACATACCGTCATGGCGGTTGCGCGAGGTTACCGAAGCACGAGAGGCCGCCGAGCGGCGAGCTGCGGAATTCGAGCGCAGAGCCGAAGAGGCCGAGCGCTGGCGTGCGCAGCAGGAGCGGCAGGCCCAGCAGCGTCAGCAGCAGCAGCAACAGACTGAGCCGGTCGATCCACTGGCGGATCCTGACGGGTACGTGCGGCGGATTCAGGACGGGGTCAGTAACGAGCTGCGGACCATGCGGCTCAACTTCAATCTGGAGCTGGCGCAGGTCCGGCACGGCGACGTGTTCAACGAGGCGTTCGACGCCTTCATGACCGTCGCCGAGCGCAACAAGCAGTTCGGTCAAGCGGTCATCAACGGCCCCAATCCGGGCGAGGCGATCGTCACCTGGTATCGGGGGCAGAAGACGCTCCACGAGATCGGCGGCGACCCACAAGCCTATCGCAAGAAGATCGAGGACGAGCTTCTGGCCAATCCTGAGTTTCAGCGGCGCGTTGTTGAGCATCTGCGAAATGGTAACGCCCAGACCGGCAACCGTCCTCAGAGCATCACCAAGCTTCCGCCGTCGCTGTCACGCGCGGCCGGATCGTCCACTACGGCGGACGCCGGAGCCGGCGAGCATGACGACAGCGATGCGGGAATCCTCAGAGCATCGTTGCGGCGCTGATTGTCTGAGCAGACAGCGGCGGCGCTAAGGAGATGTGATTATGGCCCTCACGACGGTCCAGACCAATAATAAACTGATCCAGTTCCGCCGCGAGATCAATCGCGAGTACGTCCGCGAGAACCTGTTCTCGCCATACATGGGCGATGGCATCACGGCCATCATCCGGTTGCTGTACGACGCCAAGAAGGGCGGCGAGCAGATCAACATTCCGCTCGTCGGCCGGCTCAAGGGTGCGGGCAAGGGCGTCGGCACCCTGGTCGGCAACGAAGAGTCGATCGATGACTACGGCATGCGTTGCTTCGTTGACTGGGCTCGTAACGCTGTCACGACCAACAACGCCGAGAAACAGAAGGACTCGGCGGACGTCTTCGGTGAGGCCAAGCCCTTGCTCAGTGACTGGGGTAAGGAGCTTCAGCGCGACGAGATCATCCAGGCGCTGATGGCGCTGCCCTCGGAGTCTCCGCCGGTCGGGCTTGGCTCCGATTCAGGCCAGCGGGTCAACGGCATCCTGTTCGAGTCGGCGAGCGCCGCCGAGCGCAATACGTGGCTCGTCAACAATGCCGACCGCATCGTGTTCGGCAACAACGTGACCGGCGGCTCGGTGTTTCAGACACAGATCAACACCATCACGCAAGCGACCACCGAGGACGACTTCATCGCCGGCTCGCTCCGGCTGCTGAAGTTCGTCGCCAAGAACGCCGACCCGAAGATCCGGCCGTTCAAGATCAAGACCGGCCGCGAGTACTTCGTCTGCTTCGTTGGCTCGCTGCTGTTCAACTCTGTCAAGAAGTCGCTGGAGACGATCAACAAGGACGCCCGCGCCCGCGAGGGCGACGGCATGGACGACAATCCGTTGTTCCAGGACGGCGACGAGCTCTATGACGGCGTGATCGTCCGTGAGGTTCCGGAGATCGACGCGCTCCAGACGGATCTGGGCTGGACGGCGTTCCTGACCAGCACCGGCACCGGCACGCCGATCGCGCGTCCAGCGTTCCTGTGCGGTCAGAGCGCGGTCGGCATGCCGTGGGCCAAGATGGCGTCGCCCACGGTGCGCAAGGAAGACGATTACGGCTTCATCGAGGGGGCCGGCGTCGAGATGTGCTACGGCGTCGCCAAGATCTTCAAGAAGCACCCCAAGACCTCCGCTTTGCTCAAGCAGTGGGGCATGGTCACGGGGTTCTTCTCGGCGCCGGTGCTGTTCCTCTGAGTTTGGCTCTCATCGGGGCGCCTGGAGGGCGCCCCTTCGCCCCCGCGGGGGTCTCTTCGCTCCATAACGAAGGATGACTTAAATGCCTCGTACCATTCCGGCTCGCGTGCCGCCTTCGCAAACCGAAGGCTACATCCGGTTTCTGGTGGATGTCCCATCGGAGGGCATCGCGACGCTGTCCACGGCGCTCGGCAAGCAGAAGGCGACGCTTCCGGCGGGCGCCCTGATCGATGGCGTCACGGTCTATCTGGAGACCGCGATCAACGGCACCACGCCGCAGTTTCAGGTCGGCATTCCCGGTACGCTCACGGCGCTTGTCGCGGATGCGACGGTGACCGAGGCAACGCCCGGAATCTATCGCACGGCGGATGCCGCGCTGGCGACCGGCGGCTTTGGCGTGCCGACGACCGCCGAGCTGGCCGTCATGGCCAAGATCACCGCGACCGATGCGACGACCGGCCGCGCTCATGTCGTCATCAAATACTTGATGGCCTGACCCCCCCCGCCTTCGCGCCGGCACTTGCCGGACCAGAGGGCGGATAGGAGCCAATCAAATGAAGGCAACAGTCAAGTTCATCGGCGGCCCGGAGTGCGGGCCGGCGCACGAGGATGTCTGGTTCGACAATCTCGTGACAAAATCGCGGATTGTCTTCCCGCTCAACAAGGCGGTGGAGATCGATACGGAGAGCCCTGCCGGCAACAATTCGGCGTGGCTCGAGCACGTCATTGCCGGTGTCAAGAACAGCCCGTTCCACGAGGTAGCGGGCGGCGAGGACGCCAAGGAGCTGCGCGTGCGCGAGCATGGCGGTGAGATCAAGGCTGCGCAGGCGGCAAAGTCGCTGCCGCCCAGGTCATCGCATCGGTAAACCGTCATGAGCCACGAGAAGACCCGCGCCGACCTGATCAGGCAGACGCTGATCGAGATCGAGGTTCTGGGCGCGGGTCAGAGTGTGGAGGTCGAGGACTTCGAGACGGTCGACAGCTTCATCGATCCGGTGCTCGAGACGCTCGCGGCCATGGAGATCGTGACCGTGAGTGACCCGGAGGCGATCGAGCTGTCGGTGTTCATTCCGGTATCGAAGATCCTCGGCCGCGAGGTTGCGCCGTCGTTCGGCGTGACCGGTGCCGAGCTGCGCGATGTCGTGGCGGTGGCCGACATGGCTGAGAAGCAGCTCAAGCGGATGAAGTCGACCCGTGCGACCAGTGAAACCGTGTCGGTCGATCACTTCTGATGCCGCCTATCATTTTCCCGACCTCGTCCTATCCTGGTGCCAGGCCGCAGGAGAGCGCGGGTCGTCTGATCAATGCCATCGCGGAGCCGCTCGGCGACGGCGCGCCCAACAAGGCCAAGATCATCCGCGCGCCCGGCGTCACGGCATCGTTCGCCACGTCATCGGAAACCATATTCCGCGGCATCTCGCGCGAGCTGGTCGGGAATGTGTACGTGGCCTACAGCGGCAAGCTCAAACGGTTTGGCTCTGCCGGCGGCGCCATGACCAATGTCGGCAATCTCGCCGGGACCGGCTATGTCGGGTTCGCCCGCAACAATAAGACGCCGACGCCGGACTTCGTTGCGGTGGCGGATGGCGATGGGGCGTTCAGCTTCACCAGCGGGTCCGTCGCGTCGTTTGCCGATGCCGATCTGCCGCAGCCCAACGATGTCTGCTACGGCCTCGGGTTCTTCTTCTTCACAATCGGCGATGGCCGGATCTTCGCGACCGACAGCGAGGCCGTCACGGTCAACGCGCTCAACTTCACGACGGCGTCCGGCAAGCCGGACACATTGCTGCGCTGTGTGTTCTGGGGTGACCAGCTGTATGCACTGGGAACCAACTCGATCGAGGTCTATGGACGGCCGATCAACGCGACGGCATTCCCGCTCACCGCCATCGTGACCATACCGTACGGCATTGCCGGCAAGCGGTGTGTGACCGGGTTTGAGGATGGGATGGACGTCGGCATCTGCGTCATTGCCGGCAACAATCAGGTGTTTGCCCTCAACGGCTATACGCCGAGCCGGATTTCTCAGCCTGACATCGAGCGCCAGCTTGCGGCCGTGACCGACAAGTCGCTGATCGAGATGTCGAGCTTTGTGGCGGGCGGCCATCGCTGCATCAAGATCACTGGCCCGTCGTTTACGTGGGTCTACGACTTCGTGACCCAGACATGGCACGAGCGGCAGAGCTACCTCAAGCTGTTCTGGCGCGCCAGGGATGCGACCTTTGCCTTCAACCGCTGGTTCTGTGGCGACAGCGACAGCGGCAATGTCGGTGAGATCCTGGAGACGACGTTCACCGACTTCGGCCAGCCCATGGTGTGGCAGGCCGAGAGCGCGCCGGGGCAGTCGTTTCC